GGCACAGGTTGATGTGTGGAGATTCCACGAGTATCGATGCCGTTGAGAAGCTAATGGATGGCGAGAAAGCGGACATGGTGTTTACGGATCCGCCTTATGGGATTTCAGTCGTGAAACCGGACGGCAACATTGGAGGAAATAGTGTTGGCAAAGTCGGATACGGTGAAAAAGGCCAATATGACAAGAAAGCAAAATGTGGATCCTATAGGCCCATCATTGGAGATGATGAACCATTTGACCCGTCTTTTTTACTTACTCTGGCTCCGCAAACAATAATCTGGGGAGCAAATAATTTTGCTTCCAAACTTCCAGATAATTCACATTGGATTGTGTGGAATAAGGAGATGCCGGAAGGAACTGACTTTAGCGGCGCTGAATTGGCATGGACTTCGATAGATAAGAAAGCAGTAAAGACATATAAATTTACTTGGGCAGGGATGACTAGACAAGGAAATCGTAAAGATGAAATGGCTGAGAGAGTCCATCCAACACAAAAACCCGTTGGCCTATTTGAAACTATATTGAACGACTACAACCCTGCTTCGGTCATTGATCTCTATGGAGGCTCAGGCTCAACCCTCATCGCTTGCGAGAAGACCACCCGGCGCTGTTTCATGATGGAACTCGATCCACACTATTGCGCAGTCATTGTGGAACGCTGGCAGAAATACACCGGAAAACGAGCTGAAAGGATCCTAGATGGCACGTCCTAAGCTTGACATAGACGGCGAGCTTGTCCAGAAGTTCGCTCAGCTAGGTTGCACAGGGGAGGAGATCGCAAATTACTTCGGTTGTTCCACGGATACAATAGAACGCCGTTTTGCGGGAGAAGTTCGTAAAGGACGATCTAATTTGAGAATGTCTTTACGCCAATGGCAGCTCAAATCAGCTGAACGCGGGAACGTCGCCATGATGATCTGGCTAGGTAAACAGATGCTAGGCCAGGTGGAAAGAAGCCATATCGAACTAACCAAGGTCCCTGACGATATCTTCCTGGCAGAAGCCCAAAGGCGATTGGAATTGAAGGATGCTTCCTCAAAGCCGAAAGATACTTGAGAAATACGTTTCACATAACGTAACGCCTCAGTTCGACCTGAAGTCGGTATGCTTTGATAAGCAATACGAGTTCATTACGGACCCATGGAGGCTAAAGGCCCTATTCTGCACACGCCGAGCAGCTAAGTCCTATACTGGCGGGGTCTACCTTATCTACGAGGCTTTGAGCACCCCGGGATGTAATTGCCTCTACCTTGGCTTAACCAGGCTATCTGCCAAAGGGATCATGTGGAAGGACGTGCTCAAGGACATCGATCGCAAGAACGATTTAGGCATGGATTTCCACGGGACTGAACTCACAGCAACCCTACCCAATGATTCAATCATCTGGCTTGCCGGGGCCGACTCCGATGAGACTGAGATGGAGAAGCTTCTCGGCAAGAAATACCGACTTGTAGTGATCGATGAGTCAGCAAGCTTTACCATTGACCTAAGAAGGCTCGTCTATGGCATCCTTAAGCCTGCTACCGTAGATAACCAGGGGTCTATTTGCCTATTAGGCACTTCGGGCAATCTCACCAAAGGGTTGTTCTTCGACATCACCAACAAAGCGGAGCCGGGATGGAAACTCTTCGAATGGACAGCCTTTGACAATCCGTTCGTAGCCAATCAATGGCAAGAGGAGCTTGATGACATCGCCAAGAACAGGCCTAAGTTCATGGAAACGCCCCTATTCAAGCAATGGTACCTAAACCAATGGGTGATCGATGAAAGCCAATTAGTTTACCGATTCGCCTATGGCCGCAATGAATACCCGGGAGGACTGTCTCCGACGGCCAAATGGCAGTACGTCCTTGGTGTGGATCTAGGCTATAGCCCTGACCCCTCAGCATTCGTCCTGGTGGCATTCCATGAGCACGACCCATGCCTTTACATCATCAACTGCCACAAGCAAATCGAGATGGATGTCACCGACGTTGCCAACCACATCAAGTGGTATCAGAGCATGTTTCCAATCGACCGTGTGGTAATTGACGGAGCTAATAAGCAGGCCGTCAAGGAGATGCAAAAACGAAAAGGCATTAGCCTTACTACCGCGGACAAGACCGGTAAGGTTGATTTCATTCAAATCATGAATGCCGAGTTCATCCAAGCCAAGATCAAGTTATCTCCTGAGACCCAGCCGCTCAAGGACGAGTATCTGGGACTTATCTGGAATGACAAATCCCTTAAAAAGGAGGAGCACCCTAACTGTGCTAATCACCTCTGTGACGCTGCTCTCTATGCTTGGAGATTCTGTTACCAGTTCCTGTCTCAGCCCGAGAAGCCGAAGGTCGATATCCGTAAACGGGATCAATATATTGCGCATACCCAGAAATTAATGGAAGATTCTCTTCAAAGGCAAATTGAGAAGCAAGAAGCAGAGGAACGCGGGGAAGCTTTGTATGCGACTGCGGGGTTAGAGGAAGAGGATATCCTTAGCTATTATTTAAACAAAAGGAGATAGACCATGAATCAAGAATTTACATTTCATATATTGAATGAAGACGGAAAAGCCAAGGCGGTAATGGTCGCCGAGATATTTGACGACTGTTTGGAAAAACTTAAGATTCTTTGTCCAGAAGGAAGACAGTTTTCGATCTGTAAAACAAAGCTGGAAGAAGCCTGTTTTTTTGCCAAAAAGGCAATGGCGTCGAGTGCCGACAATCATCAATGAAGCGCGATATTGATAGCGTTAAGCTAGATTACCAGATTTATCTAGACAGCAAGCCAGAGGATGTCCTTCCGTTTGGAATCTGGTGCTTGGTCAACGCGAATCCCGAGAAGCTTAGGCGATCTGCTCAGAGCAATATTGAGCGTAATCGGGCTCTCTTCGCGGAAGAAGCCAAGTACGTGAGTGAAGGGGGCCACAAGGTCCTGGCTAACCCGGAATATGAGGCTAATGCAAAGAAGCTTCGAGAATATCAGCATAGAAAGAGATATGGCCGGGGATATGAGGAATTTCAGCAGAAAATAATAAGAGAAGCGGCTTTGAAACGGGATGCTCCTAAGAAAGAATCCTGGTTGAAACGATGCCTGCGAAAAACATTCCCCTGGTTATTCGAACATAAACAAAGCGGTGATCCGCTTCCACCTTCAATGAGCGTTATGGAGATAAGAAAACTACGGGAGAAACATAAATGACCTTAGATGAAATACTGATTTTACTGAACAAAGCGAAAGAAGCAGGGGTACAATGTCTGGACCTAACCTTGGCGGGCGAGAAGATATGCCTCCAATTTCCCAGTGCTCCATTATCGGTACCTGTTGGCAGTTTCCTATATCCTCCGCAGCCTCAGGCTCCTTTGGCCCCTCCTAGCAACATAAAAATCGAGGATATCTTCAAGCCGCCTGCTCATCTAAGCGATGATATTTTAAACGATCCTGAGAAAGTAAAGTACTACGCCACACCTTACTTTGATGAGATCGAGGCCAAGGCGAAAGCTCATGAAGAGAAATTACAAAATGAGAGTAAATAATAAAGATATCGCAGAATGGAAAAAGGAGATCGGTCGTGAGTGGTCCGATGATTATAATTACCGAGACGAGTATAAGAAAATCTGTGCTCTATGCCAGAAAGAACATAGCCTAAGAACACAACGGGATAATAATCCAGAATATTACACTAGTGTCTTTATAAAATGCGATTGTGGAGATTATGTTTATTTTTCATTGCCAGTGAATTAATAAACAACCCGCACCAAAGGAGTGGTGATGAGCAAGAAAATAGAACGCAGGAACATGACCCAAACGGACGGCAAAGGAAAGGTCCTAAGGGAGCCAGTGAACCATGCAGAAACGAACGTCAATTACCGCTGGTGGACGCTTGATGAAAAGGACATGGCGGCGGCAATCAACGCCACGCTTCTCTTTATTAAACAACACCAGGGTTCGAGAATTGAGCAACTGACATCGGCGACAAGGCTTTACGGCAACACGAATGCCTACAATATGATTGGAACGGCCTTTACCCGGGCATCTAGTGTTCAATCTAGTCCCACCACTCAGAGGATGAGTTACAACGTCATTGAATCAATCATCGATACCCTTCAATCCAAGATGGCCAAGAATAAGGTGGTGCCGACTTACATCACGAACGGTGCCGCTTGGGAAGTGCAAATGAAGGCCGATCAGATCACAAAGTTCACGCAAGGGCTGTTTTACCAGGAAAAGGTTCACCACAAATCCGTCATTTCCTGGACCGATGCCAGTATTTGGGGCGATGGATTCCTCCACGTTTACGACCGTGAGGGCAAAGTTTGCATTGAGCGGACCTTACCCCATGAGCTTTTTGTGGACACGATTGAAACATTGTCAGGGCCTGCGCACCAATTGCATCGGGTCAAGATCATGGACCGAGATATTGCCTTCGAACTCTTCCCTGATCTTGAAGAGAACATTGCGCTGGTATCTCCTGCAACCTACGACGATGTGGGGGGGCAAGGGACGGTCTGCGATCTCATTACCGTGATTGAAAGCTGGCATTTGAAATCGGGTGCGGATGCAAATGACGGTGTCAGGGTAATCACGATAGGCGATGGGTCTTTGGTTGAAGAGCGGCGGAAGGATTATTTCCCATTTGCTCATATGAGATACGCCAAAAGGCCTTTGGGCTTTTACGGCCAGGGTGTTCCGGAAAGATGCCAAAATCTTCAGGGCGAGATCAACCGGAACATGATCTTGAAGCAACGCTCCATGTGGATGCAAGGGAGCTTCAAGATCTTGCTCGAGAATGGATCCAAGGTAGTCGCTCAACACATGAACAACGAAATTGGCACGTTGATTTACTACACGGGAACCCCCCCACAATATGTGACGCCGCCTGCCACAAACCCTGAGGTTCAGCAATATATTGACGCGCTGATTGCCTATGCATACGCACAAGAAGGGGTATCCAGGATGTCTACGACGGGTGAGGTTCCCATGGGTGTGGACTCCGGTAAGGCCATGAGAACGCTCATGCAGAACTCGGATGATCGCTTCTTGTTCATGCAGCAGGAGCTCGAGGACTTCACTCTGGAAGTTGCGAGACAATCGATCGAAGTGGTCAAGGATATCTATAAAGAGAAAAAATCTTACGAGGTAATCTTCCCGGACACAAATTTCCTAGAGACAGTTGATTGGAAAGATATTAACCTCGATGAATCGGAATATGTTCTAAAAGCATTTCCAACCTCCTCGTTGTCTGACGATCTGACAGGGCGTTTATCGGAGATCCAGGAGCTTGCCCAAGCTGGAATGATCAGTCCACGTTCTGCTCGCAAGCTCCTGGATGCTCCGGACCTTGAGATGAATGAGGCATTAGCCAACGCTCCTGAAAACAGACTCCACCAAATCTATGACAAGATGCTTCGTAAAGGTGAGTTCACTCGATTTGAGCCAGGCTTTCATGATGCCCAATTAGGCCAGCAGCTGGCTTTGGAGTACATCAACTACGCTGAATACTTCGGATGTCCTGATGATAGGATTCAATTGGTCAGGGATTTCCTCGAACAGATTCAGACCGAGGTATTGAATCCTCCTCAGCCTATGGTCCAGCCGGGTGCCCCTCAGGCAGTTCCTATGGCCCCACCTGTTTCAAACTTAATTCCTAACGTCCAAGGAGCTGCAACATGAGTAAGGAATCAGCGCTTGCAATGGCGTCGCATGCGACGCAAGTCGTGCCACAACCACAAACTCCAAATCCAGAAAACAATACCGGAGGTACAAAAGAAGGAAACCAGGAGGCAAACGAAGGTGCGCCACATAACCTGCAATCTACACCATTCTCTCACCTTGCCAAGAAGGAAGCCGATCTTGTCAGGCGCAGGCAGGAGTTCAAGAAGGAACAAGATGCGATTCTCAATGAGCGCAAATGGGTAGACGAACAAAGGGCTAAGATATCCAAATTCGAGGAGCTGAAAGCCAATAACCCGGTCGAGGCACTCAAGTACATCGGCTTTAGCGAAGCGGACATATTCAATTACCTTGCAGCGCAACAGAAACCTGAACAGACTCCTGAGGAAAAGGCTGTGGAAGCTGCAAAGCTCGCGGCTCAAGAGCAAATCAAGGCGTTTGAAGAGGCGCAGAAGAAGAAAGAGGCGGACGCCCTTAAGGCTCAAGACCAGGTTTTGATTGAGGGGTTTAAATCGGATCTTGGCAAATTGATTGCATCGGATAAGGAAAAGTACGAGTACTGTAACTTCTATGGGAAAGAAGCAGAAGACATCGCCTACGAAACTACTGTGGAAGTTGTCCGAGACTCAAAAGGCACCGATATTATTACCCCCCAAGAAGCCATTGAGCTTGTCGAAAGTTATTTTGAGGAAAAGGACAAAGAGATGATGGGCATCAAAAAGAGGGCGAAAATCTCACAACCTCAAGAGCAGGAACAGGAGCCAACTCAGTCTTCGAATGCGAAAAACCCGGGCTCTTTCTTCTCGCAAAGAACCCGGACGATTGTGGAAAATCCAAGGGTTGGTCCGAATGCAGAACAACCAAAGCCTGCGGTTCAAAGGACAAGGACCTTAACCAATCAGGCGACTGCGACGATGGCTTCAGCGAAGAGTGTTCCTAGGAATGAGACTCCTGATCAAAAGAAGGAGCGATTGATTCAGAAGCTCCTTGCAGGGGGGTATAATAGGTGATCATTTCATAACGTGTAATACTTCGGGGCCGGATGGATTATTAGGGTCCGGTGCAAGATATGCGAAAACAAGATCTTCATGCGAGCATAAATTCTCTTTCTTGATGACGATAGAAAAACCCCAAGGCGGAGCTCCATCTAAATACACTACCGCTAGTGTCTCCAAATTAGTGTCGATATCACGAGCATAATAACCAGTCCGGAACGCATCTTCGCCTTTAAGTATATATACGGGACCAAACTGCAATTTTCTTTGTTTTTTACTCTTTCCGTCCATTTTCCACCTATGTGAGACGTTGTTTGTCTTCAAAGACATAGCCCTACTAGACATCGAGGCATCTCAGACATCGAATCCAAAAGTCCATCAGGATTTTTGAATTTATCGAATCGAGGTGCACATTTATGGCAATCCCTATAACCCAAGCAGCGGTCGCGGGAATTCTTAAGGAATTGTACGACGACCAAAAAGTCCAGTGGATTACCTATAAGGACAATCCTACTCTGGCTATGATGAAGAAAGAGGAAAAGTTTCCTGGTAAATATTTCCCTCTTCCTGTTGTCTATGGTCTAACCCAAGGCGCATCGGCCACGTTTTCCAGTGCCTATAATAACCAATCCTCGCCTCAGGTTGCGGAGTTCCTGGTTACCCGGGTAGCGGATTTCTCTCTTGCTACAATCGATGGACAATTATTGGCATCTGCTCAAACAGATCCAGGTGCGTTCATTGACGGTGCCGAGTTGATGATTGACGCAGCTTTCCAGACTGCCGTTAACCGAATCGCTTCGGCAATGTTCCGGAACGGCGCTGGTACTCTGGCCCAGATTGCATCTTTGGCCCATGTATCAGGTTCCGGTCCCTACATTTCCACGATTACCCTGACCAATCCTGATGATGCTGTCCAATTTGAAATCGGCATGACCATCATGGATGTTCAGAATGTGGATGGCTCTGGATCTCAATCCAGCTCCAGCAATCCTGCAGTCATTACTCAGGTGGATCGAAACGGCGGGATTTTGACGGTTACATCAGCAGTCGATACCACGAGTGATTTTACGGCCAATTACTACCTGGCCGTTCAAGGGGACTTGCCTACCACAAGCAACAACAACTTCCAGCCAAGCGGTTCCACCGGAACCAATAGCTTGCTGAAATTGGCAGGATTTGCTGCATGGCTTCCACTTTCTGGACCTCCAGTAAGCGATACCTTTTTCGGGGTAAACCGGAATTTGGACGTTCAACGCTTGGCCGGGGTGACCTTCAATGGAACGGCTCTGTCTTTGGAAGAAGCTCTTCTCCAGGGAACTGGCCGAATCGCATTGAACGGGGGCCGGGTCGATACCGGGATCTGTTCCTATGCGACTTACACAGCTTTGATTACCTCTTTGGGATCAAAGGTAGTCTACATCGACGAACGTATCGGCGAGATTGGCTTCCGAGGCGTCCAAGTGAATGGAGCCAATACCGTTATGTCGGTTTTTCCCGACAGAAACTGTCCTGATGGATTGTTTTACTGTCTGGAAATGGATGACTGGACTCTTAGGTCACAGAATCCTGCACCTCATATCCTTAAATACATGGATGAAATCGAAATTCTGCGCGTTCCTGGAGTGGATGCCGCTGAACTTCGTGTGGGGCTGTATGGAAATATGTATCCCAAGAAGCCAGGTCATAACGGCGTGATTTCCGTGCAATTGATGGAATTCTAGTTTACGCTTTAAGTCTGTTTACATGTTTCCCAATGGACGGCCCGAGTTTCCTAGTGCTCGGGCCGTTTATGTTTCTCCCGTCTATTTTCCACCTATATGACAGGCACAAAGTTTGTCCGCGCGAATCGGGGGGCTGATCTCGTGCGTTAACCTCCTGCCCATAGGGAGATCATATGGCAAATAGGTGGAGCACTCAGTTCTTCGGAACTCTCGAAAAGAAACCCTTCCAACTCGCATGTAAATTTAAGGTCGCACCGACCGACACAGCAGGTGCTGGGATTACCGCTGGATCACTGGCAGGTCCTGGAATCGCCAACGTGTTTATGAATTCCACGGCAAGCTTTAGCGGTGACACGCATAGTAATACCACGGTCAACAATATCTCGAGCACGGCAAACTTGAGAGTAGGTATGCTGGTTAAGGGCTCAGGTATTCCTGCCAAGACTTACATTGCTTCGATCACCTCTTCGACAGCAATTGTCCTCAGTCAGGCGGCAACGGCTACAGCATCGGGTGTGACAATCACCTATGCAGCCGTTGGAAGCCCCAATCCTGCGGCAGGCTTAATTTTTGTTCAATTTCAGGATAACTTTAACAAATACCTGTTCGGAACAGCCAACTTTGAAGGGGCGTTGTCTGGGTCGTCGATTAACATCTCGACTGGATCCAGTCTGACTATCGGGGCTCCGTATGTGATTACTTCAGTCGGAACCACGACCACTGCCCAATGGGTCGCGGTAGGGGTTCCTGTCGGGATTACTCCTGCCGTAGGGGTAAGTTTCATTGCCTCGGCAACCTCTGGATCAGGTACCGGAACGGTTCAGGCTCCAGCAGCTTCTGGAATCAGTGACGTGGAAGTTGTCGGGCAAGCCAATGGAAGCATTACCAGTAGCGCGGCTACGGTTCTTGGGGTTTCAAGTGGCGCATATATCATTCTCCAATGCCTGGCTAGCGGAGCAGGGGCATTGACGATGAACTCCTATACGCCTGCTGGAACGAACTCGGCTCCTGCCTTAACGATGAATTCGTATACGCCTGCAGGGACCAATGATTCATCCACGCCTCCTGTTTTCACAGGAACGCCAGCAGTGTTGACCGGGTCAGTGGCAGCGCCTGTCTTTACCGGCACACCTGCTGTCTTAACCGGGAGTGTATCGGCAGCGGCTCTTGCGTTGGCAGCTCCGACTGCTGGTTCTTGGGCTCACCTGAGTTTCTTCCTGAGCAACTCCTTCATTACGGTTCAGGGGCAATAGGTATGTTTTTCCAGGACAAACATAAAGCGGCCACGGCCATTGTGAGCAAGAGGGGACCTAAGGGGGGTCCTCATACGATGAGCCCCACTGAAATGAAACCGGAAGTGGTCATGGATGAAGGCGGGGAAGTGGATGGGAGGCACCTTGCTGCACAGGAAATGATTGCCGCGCATAAGGAAGGTTCGGCTCATAAACTCATGCAGGCAATGATGAATTTTATAGATCTGCATAATTCGGCTCCTCAAGTGCCCGCTCAGCCTGAGAGGGAAGAGGGTTGAAAATCGGGGAGGGAATCTAACGGATTAGATGTCCCTCCCTTGCCAAAGGGGTATGGTTTATGCCGGTTCCTCCAATCGGAAATGTAGTAACGCCTACTGACTTTCTTTCCGTCTCGGCTCAAGGGTTGATTCAATTGAGTTGGAACTCGGTCCCTTTGGCTACGACCTATTACGTTA